CGCTTGACATTGTGTTCGAGGCATCGGAAACAGATTTGCGCCTGGGTATGACCGCAAGCGCTGGGTATGTAGAATTCGACAACATTGCCTGCGTTGACATCGATCCAATGGGCGGCGTAGTTTATGGCGCTATGCAAAACCAAACTGCAACCGGCTCGAAAATCCTGACGGGCTGCACTTTCGATGGCTCTGATGATGTTGTTCAAATTTACTCTGAGAAACTCAATGATATTGTCGATCCAAACTTGATTACATTTGGCGTATTCATCAAGGCGCTAAACGCAAATATATGGTGGGACACTGTTGTGCGTTACTTGTTCAACCTGCGCTGGACGGACGCGAATAATGCAGTCCATGCTCACACAGATGGAGCCGGGGGCATTATTATCACTGCCATTTTAGGCGGGACAACAAAGGTCGTCCGAGTAAGCGTCACAACTGCGAACTTGTTTTGCTTGCATGTAGTGATAGACAAAGCCAATGATGATTTTTACGTGCTGCTCAACGGATCTCAATATGGTGTAACGCGCACAGGACTAGGAACACCGAGGGGTAATTTAGTTGCGAGCCTTACAACTGTTGGAAAATTCTCTATAGCGGCTGGAACTACTACATTTTCTGGATTTCAATCATCTCCGTTCTTCTTTAGCGAAGCTCGAAGCGCTGCTAATGCTCTATTGGATGCTCAGGCGGGTGGGGCGGTGATTGGGGATGTTGGAGAGCCAGCTAATTCGAGTGCCAATTTTGTAGTTTGTGACGGGGACAGTCTGACTATCGGGACAGGCGGGGTAGAGACGCGCCCGTATCCTTCGCAGTTGTGCGAGTTGCTTACCAATTACGAAATCTATAATGGCGGGGCAGGTGGCGCTAAATCAGCGGATTTGGTAGCTGATGTAGTTGCGACGATTGACAATCTATACGAGGCAGCGCGTACGAAAAATATCTATTTGCTGCGGATCGGGATTAACGATGTGCTCAATGATGTTGCATCGGCTACTACCATTGCGAATATTTGGACGATTTGCGATGGGCGGCAAACAGCGGGGTATCAGGTAGTCATATGCAACCTTACTCCTACTAGTGGGTTATCTGCGCCGAGGGTGACGTTGAGAAATGACATCAATGCAGCAATTGCGGCGGATTGGGCCGCACACGCGGATGCTTTTGTTGACCTGGCTGGAGATGAGCGGCTTGACGATTCTACCGACCTGACCATTTATCAAGAGGGCTTGCACATGACGAATGCGGGCGATGCGATTGTGGCCGAGTTGGTTGCAGCGGCCATTGCTGGCTTGCCATAGAACAACATCCCATGAAACCCTTCTACCGCACTCCTCTATTTGGCCTGATCGTTGCCGTCGGCTTTTCGGTGGCGGTGCGTGATTGATCGGTACTATAATAAGATAAGGAGATTTGAGTGAATATATTCAGAGTGCTGGTGGTCGGGCCGGGATAGGATGATCCATCTAACTGGTTGATATTTGGAAATGGCAGCTAAAAGAGATAGCAAGGGAAGGTTTATCGAAGGGAGTGTAGCAAATCCCGCTGGGCGTCCAAAAGACGGCCAATCTTGGTCTGCTATTATTTCCGAGATTGGGGATATGTACCCCGAAGATATAAACGCGTTTATTCCTAAGAATAACGATTTGGGGCGAATCATCGCGCAACTTCCCAAAAGTGTCCAAATGAAATATCTTGTTATCATGCGCGTGTATGCTGCGTTGATGTTCGAGCCTACATCTGGACTGTTGAAGGAATTTTTGGATAGGATGGAAGGTAAGGTAATGCAACCCGTTGATATGACAACCGCAGGCGAAAAGATTGGAAATGATGATGCAAGAAACGAGATACTCCGCAAGCTGGATAGCATCGCAACCGCCACAAACGCGGGAGCAATTTCTAGCAAGCCTGACGGAGAGTGAAGTCGATGCGCTTGTCTACGATTGGTCGTTTTGGGCACGTGATAAGCAGCGATTGCCAGAATGTCAATTCTTTATTTGGCTTATCCTTGCCGGTCGTGGTTTCGGCAAAACACGCACAGGCGGCGAAACGGTACGGCAATGGGTAAAAAATAATGCTTATGTCAATCTTATTGGCGCAACGGCTGACGATGCAAGGGACATTATGATCGAAGGCGAGAGTGGGATATTGGCAATTTGCCCGCCTAATGAGCGGCCTTTGTATGTTGCATCAAAGCGGCGTTTGGAATGGCCGAACGGGGCAACCAGCCTTATTTTTACAGCAGATGAACCTGAGCGTTTAAGGGGAAAACAACATGCTAAACTGTGGTGTGATGAAGTTTGTAGCTGGCGTTATCCTGACGCATGGTCACAGGCGATGATGGGTTTGCGTTTGGGAAATAATCCACAGGGAATCGTAACCACCACACCAAAGCCAACGAAGCTCCTGATAGACTTGATAAAAGATGAGCGGAATATTATTACGAAGGGAACGACGTACGAAAACCGCGCCAATCTTGCGCAGGGCTTCTTTGATTACGTTATTAGCAAGTACGAAGGGACGCGCTTAGGCAGACAGGAACTAAACGCAGAATTGCTTACCGATGTTCCCGGAGCGCTATGGAAGCGAGAGTGGATTGATGAGGCGCGCGTTATGAAAGCGCCTGAAACCCTGGATGCTGTAGTTGTGGCAATCGATCCAACTGCAACGAGTACCGGGGATGAAGCGGGTATAATTGGAGCGGGGCGCAAGGGGCAAGATTATTACACTCTTGCGGATGTTAGTTTACAGGGAAGTCCAGAACAGTGGGCGATGGCAGCAATTACACTGTTTCATGCGCTCAAAGCAGATTGTATCGTGGCTGAGAAGAACAACGGCGGTGAAATGGTAGAAAGCGTTATCAAGCAAGCGGTTATCAATGCAAGGCAAAATGATAGGACAGTCGGGGAAGTCCCAGTTCGTTTAGTCTGGGCATCGCGTGGCAAGGCAACGCGGGCCGAACCGATTAGCGCAATTGCTGAAAAGGGCCGCGATCACCATGTTGGTGTATTTGCGGCGCTGGAAGATGAGTTGGTAATGTGGCTTCCCGGTGATGCAAGCCCGAACCGGCTGGACGCGAAAGTCTGGGCCATGACACACTTATCGCAAAGTGGCGTACAGATCAATACAAACGCAACTGTGACAAATTACATTCGCGGCAAACAAGAACAAGAGACCCGTCCTGGGTTTCGATAGGAGCAATTATGACTGACAACAGTGGGCTTGTGGTTTCTGCATTGGAGTCTACCGACCCAGCGCTTGCCGCATCCATCGATGCGCGTAATTCGTGGAAGCAGGCTATCATCCAGCGTGGGGCGCGGGTGGCATTATATCGGGATTATGAACGGGGAGATCACGAAGCGGACATCACTGCTGAAATGCGCAAGATGCTACGTATCAAAACGAACGACGCCAACATCACCGAATTCAACGATAACTATTGCCGGGTCATTATCGATAAAATGGCTGGGCGTATACATGTCTCTAATATCACCGTAGACACAGACGCAGCGAAAGAGTGGCTTTCTGGCATTCTGGCACGCAACGACTTTGACGCATTACAAAGCGAGTGGTGGCGTGCAGCAGGCAGGGACGGTGATGCTTATGTGATGGTAGATCCGGATACCGCAAACTGGACATCTGAGCCTGCTTACGATGGATTTGGCGGGATGGTCGTTATCTTCGACGACATGAGCCGGAAGCCGATGTGGGCTTGCAAATTGTGGAGCGAAGCGGATATGCAAGATATTGCCGCTGTAGATGTGAGCCACGCTATTATCAAATTGGTAGTGTACCATCCGGACAGGATCAGCTATTGGGTCGGGGATGAAAGCGGGCAGGAAGTACGGCCGGATAATATTGTGCCGATGAACACCATTATTGACAGAGGGAACGGCTTTGCCGCCGTTGTGAATAGTGATGCGGAGTTTACCAACGCTCAGCCTTGGCCGTTGGAATCTAAAAAACTCCCTATTATTTCCTATATCAACCAAAAAGACAACTATACCAGTTACGGTGAAAGCGAACTGAGACCGGCTATTCCATTGCAACGGGTGCTCAACCGAATTTTGCATAGTACGGTGATGGCGTCTGAGATGTCCGCATTTGGCATCAAATGGTCAATTGGCATGAATATCCCAGTTGACAAGATCACGCCAGGGGCGGTGGTAAATCTCTCGCCGTTCAGTGAAGCACAGATATCCAGTATTAATGAGTTGCAAGTCGCGTTTTTGGATGCCTGCAAAGTCGGCCAATTCGAAGCCACCGACATCAGTCAGTACACCAACTTGATTGACAAGATGGTACAACAAATCAGCCAGTCCACCCAAACGCCAATCTATGGCGTCACGGCTGAGGGCAACTTATCAGGCGAAGCGTTGAAGCAGTTAGAAATCGGCTTGCTCGGCAAGGTAGAGCGATTCCAGCACCAGAACACGGATGCAGTCAAAGAGTTAATTATGCTGACCGCTGAAATCCAAAACACATTCGACGGGCCGAACGCGCCTGCCTTCAGCGCTGTCAATGTCATTTGGAAATCGCCGGAGTTGTTGGATGTCAACGCACGGATAGCGACGCTGGTAACGCTTCGTGAGAAATCGCCAGGACTGTTCGCCGATGAGTTTTATATCAAACGTATCGGCGTTTTGCTTGGCATGTCGCAGGATGATATAAATGACGAAATCGAGAATGCCAAAACTCAGGGCAGTTTCAACTTTGGTGCGTTGGTATCTGGCGGGCTACTGGCTGGCAATCGAGTGTAGAAAGGCGAAGCAATGTTTAAAGAATCAAGCAGAAGAAGTCGAAAAGAGAAACAGCAAAACTTGTCTGTATTTATTGAGCGGCTTCGGAAGGCTCTTGATAAGCATGGAGATTTGCCTGTCTATATTGAAAATGACTGGCATTATTGCAGTGCGGTAGATTACGATGTAAGTGTTGAGAAAGATGAACTAGGTGAGTTTATCTTAATTGCGTAGAAAGGATTCGAGATGGCAATTCAACAACAGAAAATATCAGAAGTTATATCT